GTATTTTTATGTTACAGTTTTACGATGTTGAGACGGTGATAGATCTGTTGAACACCTTGAGCCTGACTTATGCAATCTTCTAAGGCATTGTGTAAGCCAGCCTTATTCTTTTCTCTTGGATCGCCGTGTACACCAAAAAGTGTACGACTATCACGTATTTGCCAGAATTGCCAAGGAGTAGGCCAGCCCTGTTGACGGTAAATGTTTTCTAAGATAACAATATCAAAAGCTGGGCCTTGACACCATATATTAGTAACTCCTACACAGAATCGGTTCAGTTGACGATACATTTCACTTAAACTGACGCGACCGCCTTCGCCTAGGGCTTCTTCGCGCACGTCTTCGGCCTGTTTTGACCACCAGGTCAGGGTGTCTTCTTGCACTTCTCGTCCCAAGGCCAACTGTTCATCTACGTCAATGCGTAGGTATAAACTGTCGCCAAAAGAGTCAACTGCATAGGGATTGAATTTGACAGCACCCAAAGTTAGTATAGCACAATCTGGGCGTGTTCCTAATGATTCTAAATCTAGCATGATATCCATACTAGTATTATACTGGGTTTTTACTTCTTTGTCAACAGTTTATGGGATTCTGCGGCTACCACACGGTTACGTAAACTTGAGCTGGAAAATGAGTGGTCACGACCGTTAAATATACACTTGATATTGCGTTTGGCACATTCCATTTCACCGCTGAATTCTTTATCCATATATTCCACTCCTAATACTCTAACATCTAATGGTAGTATTAAGAGTAAATCGCATAGATCTTGTTCAGTTTGGTAAACAACAACTTCATCTACGTAACGACAGGCCGCTAGTTGTATTTGACGTTCTACAATACTCTGTACAGGTTTGTTTTTGGTATCAGGACGATCTATAGTGGGATCTGTTTGTAGACCAGCAATTAGGTAATCGCAATGATTTTTGGCTTCAGCCAACATGGCAATATGCCCACTATGCATGAGGTCAAATGTACTAAATGTTATACCAATTTTTTTACCGTCTTCTTTGAGTTTTCTAATATGATTGAATATCATTGATCTATTTCTATTTTGACCTGTAGTGGAAATCCGTTGTTACGAGCTAACAAGGTAACTTCTATACCTTTTTGTTCAGCCAATTCGTAAGGTAATACTGCTACCACTGCTGATCCCTCTTCGTGCACTCTCAAGGTCAGGGCTTCGGCACCGCCTTGATCATAGTGAAAAATAACTTTGAGAGTTTCCACAACAAATTCTTGTGTGGTAGTTTCATCATTGATATAGATAACACGATAGGCTGGTGGTTCAGGAATATTGTTTTTAGGCTCTATCCGTGGACGTATTACTGCTTCTGTTTTGGTTTTTGACATTAATTTTTCGCTCATGATTGTAATAAGGGGATGGTGTTCTATCCCCTTATTATACATACTAATTACTTATTTTGCAAATGTAATTTGTATCTTTTTTGGTTTATTTTCTTCTGGAACTATTTGTTCTAGAGCAATAGACAAAATACCGTTTTGAACGGTAGCACCACGAACTTCGATGTGTTCAGCCAATGGGAAAGTGCGTGTAAAATTTCTAGCACTGATACCACGATGTAGATATTCTACTTCGTCGTCCTTTTTAGCTTTTTCACCTTTGACTGTTAGGATGTTTTCTTTTAATTCAACATCAATTTCTTCTTCGCTGAATCCAGCCACAGCTACTTCGATAACATAGTGTGTGTCATCTAGTTTAACTACATTGTGTGGGGGATAATTACCATCCGATTTGCTGTTGGCAAATGTGCGATTTAACTGCTCAAACAGTTGGTCAAAACCAATTGCATGGCGGTGTAATGCTGGTAAATCAATCGTGTGAAGTGTAAAGTTTGTCATAAGTTTTCTCCTTTATTAAGCAAGTTTTTGACATTTTATGTAGACCCCACCCGGGCATCTACAAATATATTTATACAGGATATTGTGAATTAAAACAATATCAAATGGTAAAATTAGTACAATTTTTTAGGAAGGGATTCTGCGGCTAGTTTTTTGCGCCAACGGTTCTTGGCAGCTGCCTTGGCTTTTTTTCTAGCAGTAGTAGGCTTTTCGTAAGTTTCGCGTTCTTTGAGTTCGCGAAGTAGGCCTGATTCTAATACTTTTTTCTTGAATTTACGTAGTGCTTTTTCTACTGGTTCGCCGTCACGTAAAGTGACAGTATTACCTCTACATAGGTTTGCAATGTTGTCTTTTTGATAGTATGCCATAGTTGTTTATTTAGTTGCCTTTTGATAGGTAGTTTTTAATTTGTTCTCTTTCTATATCGCTCAGTGTATCAGCATCATACCTACCTGCTGCTATTTCATCCACTAGATGCTGAATATACATTTCATCATAAGCATACAGGTTTGTTTGATCTTTGTCAACCTCTATCCACTTGATTCCGTTAAATTTGAACAAACGATTTGGTAAACTGTCGGTTCTTAGATATACATCACCTTTTTCTGGGTCGCTGGGAAATTCGTTACCAAAATCTGATCTACTTGCCCGACCTAGTTCTGGTGTGTTATCTGCCTGTATTGCATGAGTATTCATGATTCCGCGATTTGGTCCAGGTGTTGCTTCTGGTACTGGCACAGATAACAGTTTAGGAGCAGGCTCTACTGGTATTTCTGTCATGGTAGCAGGTTCTAGTTCGTCTATCACTGCTGGTGCTATTTCTACAGCGGTGATTGCTTCTACAATTTCGTCTACGATTTCTTCCGGGGTTTTAGATTCAGTGTGCTTTGGTTCATCTTCCACTTGTGGCTGTATATAAGGAGTACCTATGTAACTGCCGTGATTAAACGGTTTAGGTTTTGCTGGCTCTTGTTCTTTTATGTATTCTTGCCATATATTGCTGTTTATTTGTTGTTGAAGTTCTTGATCTTTGTGACTTTGTGCGTTGGCAAAGTCTTCTAAAGGCACACTGGCAGTATAAACTGTGGTGTCTACTGGTGTTTCTATTTCTGGTTCTAGTGTTTCATGCTCAAACTCGTTGTGTACCCATCCACCAGCACCTTCTCGGCCCCATTCAAACTGTTTGTTGGCTGCTAATATCAGGCACAGGGCCAGGGGATCAAACACTATCACAATCAAGATAATAACCCAACGCACAGCACGTTCTAAAATATCAGCATTGGGATTGTCACCGTAGACAAATGCGGCAATATATTTTATAGGTCCAACTTCAGCTTCAACTTTTCGTACTTCTGCGGCAATAGGAGCACGTTCTTCGTTGAGTGCGGATATGGTTTTTTGTTCTTGAGCAATTTCGGCTAACAGTCTACCGCGTTCCTTTTGTTGTCCTCTGCGTATGGCCACTGCTTTGTCGGCGCCTTTTTCGTCCGTGCTTCGACCCATCATTTGGTCAACTGCTTCGTCCATCTGTTTTAGAGCTCTACGGTCGGCTTCGATATTTTCTTTGGAAATTTTGATCTTTTCATCATAGATGGCTATCTTGGCGGTGACATCACCCGACACTAAACTTTGATCACTGTGTGCCTTGCTCAAGAATCCAAAGATTCCCATACTGGTCAGGAACATTAAAAAGGCCACGGCCGGGATAAGATACAGTTTGAATAAAATAGGAACACGGCGCCAGTTATTGTGTAGCCATACGGTACTGATAACTTTGCCCAGTTCCAAGGCACCGCCCATGATGATAATTGGAACCACTGCGGCCGCAAAGATAGCTGTTAAACCCATTATAGAATAATAAGCTGCTACCGCGCTGATAGCAACAGCAATGGCAAGAATGGCATATCCAAAAATCATAGTATAATATTTATTGAGTTTTTACTCAGTAATTGTACTAGGATATTTTGGATGTGTCAATGTTTTTGATTAGGTTGAAGTAAATCTAAATGCTAATTGTACCCTTGGGTTATCACCGCCTACACTATAAAACCCACTTCCCCAACATTGTATACTAGTACCATAAGTCAGAGTTAATATACGGAACTTTGTGGCGTTATATACTATTGGAAATATTTGCGCTCCAACATTGAGGTTGGTAATAGTACCATTACTGCTGGGAATCACATAAGCAAGGAATGCCCAGACACTTGATCCGACGTAACTTGTGTAAATCTGTTGGCTTGGCAATGTGGTATCAAACTGTAAATTATTAGGTAGTGTGATCAAATAGTCTCCACTACCACTATTTCCGCCAGTATTCAAACTTTGATTATAAGTTAATACCACTTCCCATTCTTTGGCACCAACCTGACGATACCTGATGTTGTCTTGTACTATTGTTCCGCCTTTGACCGGATTAGTAGTAGTTGCTGTAAGTGTGATAGCACCAGCACTGGTCCAGGCTGGAACTGAAGCAGGGCCAGTGGCACCCATTGCACCAGTTGCTCCTGCTAGACCACCCGACGGGCCAGTGGCTCCGTTGACACCAGTGGCCCCGTTGACACCACTGGCTCCTGCCAGTCCTTGCACACCTTGTAATTCTGTGGCACTGATTACAGGTGCCGTTGTGCCTTCTCCCCAAGTAATAGTTGCACTTGATCTTGGCATCTTCCAGTAATATGTATATGTGCCTGCTGTGGGATTATCAATAAAAACTTGAGTAACGCTTTGATTTTCGTTGGCGCTGCTCGCTTCAAAAAACTGTTGATTACCTAATGCTGTTGCACCACGATACCATTGCACAGTTCCCCAAAATGCCGCAGAAGTGTTGTTTGCATCACCGGTACCTACTAACTGCACCGGACCGCCAGAGGTTGTGATGGTCAAACTCAATATTGTACCACCGGCACCAACAGATGGAGGACTCGAAGGATTAGCTAACACCTGAACATAATTTAATGAACTTAATGCCCCTGGACCTTGAGCTCCTGTAGCGCCTGTTGGTCCAATAGATCCGGTGCTACCACTGGCGCCTAACAGTCCTTGTGGTCCGGTTGAGCCATTGACTCCTGTAGCACCTTGTGCTCCGGTCGCTCCGTGTAGCCCTTGTGGTCCTTGTGCTCCAGTTGCTCCGTGTAACCCAGTTGCTCCAGTGGGACCAGCTGCTCCAGGATCTCCTGGAATTCCTGGACTGTTGTCAACCCAGGTATTATCATAATAAATGTATGTACGACCACCGATTGTGTCATACCATAAGTCACCTAGACTAGGATTCAGTGGAGCAGTTGTTGATTCTAGTATACTGGCATTTGTTCCAGCTGGTCCCGTTAAACCAGTAGCACCCATTGGGCCGGCTGGTCCTGTTGCTCCATAATCTCCAATTGGGCCGGCTGGTCCTGTGGCCCCAGGTATTGTGCTATTATTACCAGCATTACCTTGTGGTCCAGTTGGTCCTGTAGGACCGGTGGCTCCATTATTACCTGGATTACCTTGTGAACCCATTGGTCCCGGTGCTCCAGTTGCTCCGTTATACCCTGGTGCTCCACTAGCACCTTGAAGACCTTGACTACCAGTAGCACCACCAATTCCTTGACTACCTGTAGCACCAACATTGCCTGGTGCTCCTGATGCTCCAGGTATGCCTTGACTACCTGTTGCTCCTGCTATACCTTGACTACCTGTAGCACCAATATTACCCGGTGCTCCGCTTGCTCCTGGTATACCTTGACTACCAGTTGCTCCTGGATTACCAGATGATCCAGTTGCTCCAATATTTCCTTGTGCGCCAGTTGCTCCATGTGAGCCAGTTGCTCCGCTGTTACCTTGATTACCTCTAGGACCAGATGCACCTGTTAAACCAGTAGCACCATCAACTCCTGGAACACTTGGACTGGTATCCACCCAGGTATTTTCAAAATAAATGAATAATCTTCCACCTACGGTATCGTACCATAGATCTCCTAAGTTAGGAGTCGGCGGAGGTGTGTCTGATTCAATTACGCTGGCATTTGTTCCTGCTGGTCCTGTTGCGCCATCTATACCTGGTGATCCTTGACTACCAGTAGCGCCATCTATACCTGGTGATCCTTGACTACCAGTAGCGCCATCTATACCTGGTGATCCTTGACTACCAGTAGCGCCA